CGGCCTAATGAATCATATTCAATAGTTTTATTTTGTTGAATTTCTTCAACTTCTTCTACAATTGTTTTTGATAATGTGTCTTGAGATTCAATTTCAACTTCTTCTACTAAATCTTCTTCATTAAAAAAATCATCCCACGCTTCGCTGTCATCTTCGGTATTATTTACTTCTTCTTTGGAATTATTTGCTTCTTCGACTTTTGTTTCAACTTCAATTTTTTTAGGTTGATTGGCTAAACCCCAATTTGCACCAATAAGCATTAAAACCGCGAGTGGATCAAATACAATAACGATCATAATAATTACGAATCTAACTGCGGACTCTAAAAGATTTTGATCAATCGAATCGCCATAAAGTAAAGATGCAATATACTTAATTGGACCTACCTCGGCTTCTACTTGACGAACTTGTGCTCTAATCGGTGCGCTACTTTCGGCGAGATTACTGATTTCTTTTTGGCTAGTTTGAATTTCTGCTTGTAAACGAGTGCGTTCTTGTTGTTGTGATTTCCGTATAACAATTGATCTTTCTGCACCTTTTTCTGAATCACTACGACCCATAACTTGATCAACTTGTTCATCAAGCTGTTTAAGGATCTTACGATTAGCATCAATATTTTCTTTTAGTGTTTTAATCTTTTCATCATAAATCGCAACCTTTGATAAGACATCACCACTAACAAGACTTTGATCACTATGAGCTTTACTTAAAAATCCAAAAATGCCTAAACTAGTTAAAACCATAAGAACAGCTAAAGCAAATACATAATATGCTTTAAGAAATTTTGGAACGGCAGACCAATTACGATATAACCATGAAGCAAGAACAAGCTTAGTTATTTCTAGGGTTGACCCCATAATTGTAATTGGAATAACCGCAGATGAGAAAATCGCAATTAAACCAGCTATTGAGTAATATGCAGCAGAACCCGATAAGGCAATTGCCGCTAATAACATTAGATAATTAATCATAATTTTAAGTGTTTTCTATGAATTCTGCATCCGATATATCCATTATACCACTTTTCTGGATTTTCTAATACTTCATTTGCAAATTGTTCTCGTGCTTCAATATAAGAAGCAGTACCTTTGTTTTTACATAAATGCAAAATTTCTCGGGTAAATTTAGATTCCCCAAGAGTTTTTACATCTGTCTTAAGTTCTTCAGATGAAGACCAATATTCTTTCCAATCAGACTCTTCTAAAATTCTTTTCTTTTTACCCTTAATAGTTTTAGTTTTAGTAAAATAAAAAAGCTTTTTGCCGATGTACATTCGTCCATCGTTTAGATTGGTAATCTTATAAACAAATGCTATATAGCTTTCTGGTATAGAGTCAAAAGTTTGACCCTGATAAACCCATGTCATTCTTCTTCTTCGTAGTCATCATCAATTTCTGAGATGTCTGAACCACAAATAGGACAACAAACTACATCAGTTTCATCATATTCTTCACTACGTAAAGTGATTTTACCAAAAGCATTGCACTGTTCACAATTAAATAACTTTGATGCCATTCTTCATTAACCTTAAATTTAGTATAAAATTTTCCACAACGAGTTTAACAATTGTAGCAATCATAATATCTCGTTGCTGTGACATATCACCAAACTGCTCAAGAATAGATGTTGTCATCATTCGATAAGTAACATCTTCTGAAATTGGTATGATCCCCCAATCAATTGGATCTTCAACTTCAACTTCTTTTGCAAGTTCGGCAATATGATTTATATATTCATCACTAAACTTCATATCAGGCCCAAACGTCATTCCATGAGCCGGTTAATGTGCCCTTTGCATAATCTGTAACACGTTGTTCAAAGAAGTTACCATGAACTGGAGCATTAATAATTTCTTCTACCCAAGGTAATGGGTTCTTCTTGCGCTTAAAGATACCCTTAAGACCAAGTGAAATCAAACGTCGATCGGCGATATAACGAATGTATTCCTTAACTTGTTCTGCGGTTAAATCACGCATTTCAAGACCGTTGAATGATAGGTCAATAAACTTATCTTCAAGTTCTACCATGCGTTCAGCAATAGTATAGATCTTTGCCTTTAGTTCATCATTCCAAATTTCGGGATTTTCCTTGACATATTCGCGGAATAGTTTAATCATTGACTCGGCGTGTTGAGTTTCATCAACAATACTCCAAGTAACAACTTGACCCATACCCTTCATAAGACCATGGCGTGGGAAATTCAGTAGCATGATGAATGAACTGAATAGTTGCATACCTTCAGTAAAGGCACTAAAGACCGCGATGTGTTCCGCGGTAGAAGCACGAGTGCCATTACGTGATGAGATATCACTTACGAAGTCATGCTTATCCCGCATTTCTTGATATTCAAGGAATTCATTATAAGTGCTTTCCGGCATACCAAGTGTTTCGATCAAATGACTATATGCAGCAATATGAAGTGCTTCACGGGCAGCAAAACCTAGAAGCATCATGCGAACTTCGGGTTGTGGGAAGTATGGAAGATAATTCTTAACATAACCACCGGCAACGTCGATATCACCTTGTGTAAAGAACCTAAAGATATTGGTAAGGAATTGTTTTTCCTGAGGTGATAGCTTCTTCTTCCAGTCCTTTACATCTTCCGCCATTGGAATTTCAGAATGTAACCAGTGGGACTGTTCATGTTTAAGCCATGCGGAATATGCCCAAGGATAAGCGAATGGCTTAAAGTAATTACGATCATCTGTTAACTTTAGTTTGTTTTTCATTTCCTTACCCTTCACACGATAAACATTCGTTACCTTCGGCAAGTGCCTTTAGGTCAATTTCTTGTATAACTTCACGTTCAATCTTTTTGGCAACCTTATCGGCCTTTGCAATTTTATCTGAACGGCAATAATATAGAGTCTTTAACTTATTTTTCCATGCCATAAAGTGCACGGCATGAATATACTTAATATGACTATCAGGTCGAAAAAATAGATTTACGCTTTGCGCTTGATCAATATATTCTTGACGATCTGCGGCATGTTGTACAATCCAACGTTGATCAATTTCCATAGAAGTCTTGAATACATCTTTAATATAATCATGCATCCATTCTAGATGTTGAACTGAACCATCATTGGCGATGATTGAAGACCAAGTGTCCTCATACCAACCTTCCTTCTTATCTTCAGCTTCTTTCTTAATAATCTCATCAAGATACCGGTTCTTATTCATATAAGCACCAGATAAAGTATCTTGTCGATAACAATTGGCTCGGTATGGTTCAATACTTGGACTGGTATTACCCATTAGAATAGATGAAGATGCATTGGGCGCAATAGCCATCATATGGGAAAATCTACGGCCAGTACCTACTGCATCGGGAGCTTCGCCACGATTTGCGCCAAGAGCAAGATTTGCTTCATCAAGTTTTGACTTTACCTTTGAGAAGATTTGGCGATTGAGACTAGTAGCCAAGGCTGATTCCCATGGGATACTCTTTTTTTGAAGAAGAGCATGCCATCCCAAAGCGCCAATACCAATACTACGCTCACGCTCAGCAGAATAACGAGCACGAGCAATAGAGTCCGCAGCATGATCAATAAAGTATTGAAGAACATTGTCAAGCATTTCCGCAACATCGTGAAGAAACTGCGGGTGATTTTTCCAATCATCATAATACTCTAAGTTAAGTGAAGAAAGACAGCAAACAGCGGTTCGATCTTCATTGGTGGGAAGAATGATTTCTGAACAATTATGAACTAAAATGCCATTTGCAAAAAAGTTATGATTGTCTTCTACTGTCAAATCATATACTGGTTCTTTTACTTCTAATTTTCTAATCTTAATTGGCATATTTTTTCCGCCCTAGTTTCCAATCTTTAGTGACATTTTCTAAACTTAATTGCTTAGAACATTTTAATTCATCGTTATGATACCATTTTTTATTAGATATAGACTTTGATAGCTTTTGTTTATGTTCTTGTGTTTTTATATATTTAAAATTATCTTCAGATAAACCAAAAAGCTCAATTAAAGCCATTTTAAGACCATTAAATCCACCACCATAATCTTTAAATCTAAAATCAGTAAAATACAATGGTATTTTGTTTTGCTTACAATAATTCTTGAAGTTTTTACCACCAATATAGAAATTACCAGACGAATAATATTGATAAACCAATTTTAAAATATCATTATCAGAAATGC